ATGGCAAGTGTAAATGAGTTGAATTTTAACCAAATTTCAACGGTATTAACGTCAATTGTGGAACAGGCTACAGGCGAAAAGGTTTTGACCCCCACAACTACTGGGGATTTTGTATCGGTAGCTACAACAGCGTTAAAAAATGGAACCGACCCTGTAATGAACGCCATAACGCAGATGGTTAATCGGACAATTTTTTCGATTAGACCCTATTCCGAAAAGTTCCCGGGACTGAGGGTTGACAAGGAACGTTGGGGGAATATTAGAAGAAAGCTGAATATTGCTGATGGTGATTATATAGATGATACATCTTTCGCATTGCCTGACGACGGACAGAGTGTAGACATGTATAAGCTTCGCCGTCCCAATATATTGCAGACAAATTTTTATGGCGCTAATGTGTTTAGTATTGAGCGTTCGTATTTTCGTGAGCAGATAGAATGTGCATTTACGGGCCCTGAAGAGTTGGCAAGTTTTTATTCTATGGTTACCGGAAATATTATGGATATGATAGAGACAGCACATGAAAACCTTAAACGTGCAACTCTTTCTAACCTTATCGGCGGAATTGTGTCCGGCGGGGGTGCCGAACAGAAAGTTCATTTGCTGACTGAATATAACGCAAAGACCGGCGGGAAATATACAGCGGTAACCATTATGGCTCCGGATGTATACCCCGACTTTATGAAATTTGTATATGCTCGAATAGCTACAGTTTCAGCGCTTCTTACAGAACGTTTACAGCGTCATCATATCAATGTAACTGGTAAAGCAATAACTCGTCATACGCCGTATGAAAACCAGAGACTTTATATGTACGCTCCTACTATGTATGATAGTACGGCACGAGTAATAGCTGATACATATCATGATACGTTTCTCCGTTATGCTGACCATGAAACGGTTAATTTCTGGCAGGCTGTAGACACTCCAGACACTATTAATGTTACACCGTCGTATCTCAAGGCTGACGGAACTATTACTACACCAAGTAATCCGGTGTCGGTTCCGAAGGTGTTAGCTATTCTTTGTGATGAGGAAAGCTGCGGAATGACAGTATGCAATGAATGGAGTGCAACAAGTCCGCTTAATATTTCAGGCGGTTATTATAATGTTGCATGGCATTTTACGGATAGATTTTGGAACGACTTTACCGAAAATGCTGTAGTATTTACAATGGATTAATATTATGAAAGTTACTTTATATTCAGGATTTGGAAAGCGGAATAATTCAACCAAAACACCCCCCACAGAGGGGGTTACATACACCGGAACGCTGAAAGATAATTGTACAATACTAAACCCCATCATTATCTTTCAGGCTGCCGGGGCGGGCGATTATTTCCCTGAAAGCTATCCTGCAAGCTATAATTACGCTTATATTGATGCTTTTGAGAGATTTTATTTTGTGACGGAATGGGAATGGGCGGAGCGGAATTGGATTGCAACACTTGAAGTTGACCCTCTGGCAACATATAAAGGTGATATTGGAACAGGTACACATTATGTCGAGCGGTGCAGCGGGTCATTTAACGGCAGAATTACAGATACTGTGTATCCGGTCATGACAGACCCCAGTGTTACAATAACTGATATTAATTCTCCATGGATTAATGAAACTTATTATATTGTGGGTATCAGTGGAGGTGGAGGGACAACAGGTATAACCTATTATATTTTTTCATCCTCTCAGTATTCAACATTCATTCAAAATATTTATAATAGTAATTCATGGTGGAACGCTTCAACGGCAGATGTTACTTACGACCCCTCAATATTCAATCCGTTGGACTTTATAAAATCAATTAGGATGTACAGAAGTTCATTTGGCGGAACTGTGGTAGAAAGTGTAAATATGGGATATTGGAGCGTGCCCGCCACATGTCGAATAATATCCGACACACAAGCATATTCAAGTGTTCAAAGAACAATCACTTTGCCACGGCATCCGCAAACATCGAGCCGCGGAAGCTATGTAAATTCAGATTTATATACTAAGCGTATATTATCAATTAAGCCTTTTGGTAAGATTCCTTTGGATTGTAGTCTAATCGCTAATGAAACGTCTATTAAAATTTATATTGGTATTGACGCATATTCTGGCCGGGGCTGGTTACGTGTATCTAATGGTTCCAATTCTATGATAATTGCTGAATCAGAGGCACAGGTTGGAGTTGATGTACTTCTTAATGTTCAGGCCGTATCGGAACTTTCACGAGCAACAGCGATAGCCAATTCAGCTTCAAGTATTATTAGCACTTTGACAGGAAACGGGTCAAATATGACTATTGAAACAGGTGTGAGCAACTGGGCGGCAATTGCTGGAGTACCGCTTATTCGTGAGACTGGAACGGGTGGGGATTTAGCAACATTTTCTTTTGCTGAAAGTAATAGATTATGTTCAGCATTTTATTCAATAGCTGACGAATATAATTCAGAGTTTGGCCGTCCATATTGCGCGCCGGCGGTGTTGAACACTGTAGGAGGTTTTATTAAGTGTGCTAATGCAGAGGTCGAATTCCCGTGTCTCGCACCGGAACGCGCAAAAATTGAAGCGTACTTGAACGGAGGTTTTTTCTATGAATAGTGTGCCGTATTCATACGGTAACATCATGCTTGAAACTGCACCTGTTACGCCGTCAACAATACATGTAACGAATACCGCGTTGTCAGCATTTTTCAGACGATATTTATTTTCTGATTTATTAAGTGTTTGGGAATGGAAAATCCCGGAGAATTGGGATAGCAATTATTTCAAAGCTGTTCTATTCTCATGGGGATATTTTACAATTATTGATACTCCGGCGTTCGGTATAATTCCACAACAGGCGGGATTAAAAGGATATAATGTACAGTATCAACCTACTAACGCTATAATTTCTAATCCGAGAATAAATCAAATACTTGAACCTGTAATCGGTGAAGAATGTGCGGTAATTAGAATACGTCCCGATTACTGCGGAATGCTCGACATTGTAAATTATTACGGTGATATGATGGCGTTAACTGCGGAAACACTTGATACTAATATACTGAATTCAAAACTTGCTTATGTCTTCGCTTCTGATAATAAAGCCGGAGCAGAAACTTTTAAGAAGTTTATGGATAAAATTGCCAGTGGTGAACCTGCGGCTTTTATAGATAAAAATTTATTTGATGAAGAACACAACCCCCACTGGGTAAAGTTTAATAATGAAATTAGAAATAATTTCATAGCTAATGATTTACACGGACTTCTTAAAAATCTGTATAATGATTTTCTTAATAGAATTGGAATACCTACAGCCAATACGGATAAAAAAGAGCGTCTTATAACTTCGGAGGTTAATGCTAATACTCAGCAGGCTTTTTCCGCAATGGATATGAGTTTAAAGGAAGTCCAGAGAGGAATTAAACAGGCTATAGAAATATTCCCGGAACTTGAGGGTAATCTTTCGGTTAAATGGAGGGTAGATGTTAATGGACGCTTGTCTTTCAATAATGGGAATAATCAACTCAACGAGTCCGACAACAGCTGACTTTGAGCAGTTGGCTGTTAAATTTAAAAGCTGGTTTAATGTTTCAAGCAGTTGGATGTCAACACAGCTCGCAGGATATATTCTTATAAATACAGCGGAGCTTGAATTCATGTACCCTAATCCTAATTTTGCAGAAATTGCTATTAGCGCATGGGCGCAGGTAAATGATGTGAGATTTACAGAATTATATAATACCACTACTACGGAATTCTATAAATCGTTTGAACCTCTTGAAAATTACAATATGGAAGAGACAACTACGCAAGAAGATACTAATTCCGGAACTGATACGCATACACACAGTGGAGGGACAACCAATGAAGATAGTATTACGACTAATGATACCGGAACAGTATCCGACAGCGGGAACGCCAGTCGTGACGGAACTACTACGCATAAAGTGTCGGCGTTTAATTCATCAACATTAGCAGATGCACATAGTGACACTGATAATTTTAGTACTACTTCTACTAATACCAGAACTGACAAATTATCACATACAACCACAGAGGAACACACATTTAAGGATACGCAAAAGCTCGATATAAGCAGAAGTGATATATTAAATCGTACAGTAACGCTAAGTCGTCACGGAAACATCGGAGTAACTACAAGTCAGCAAATGGCGCAAAGTCAGCGAGATTTGGTTATGTTTGATTTTAATAAATACATATGTGACGAATTTAAAAATGAATTTTGTATTTTGTTATATTAAGAGGTGAAACAATGTACCATTTTCCTTATACTAATTTTCATGACTTAAATTTAGATTGGATTATTGAATATGTAAAATCCGCTAAAAGGGAAATAGAAGATTTAATAAATCATTTTGAGAACTTAATAGTTCAAACAACCGGCGATTCAACAACGCAAGTAATGAGCCAAAACGCTGTAACGGTACAATTGAATTTTTTAAGCTCCAGAATTAATACCCTTAATACTACCACAGAAGAATTGACAGCGAAACTCAATGAGGATATTGCAAATTTAGCAGAATTTGAAACTGAAACATCTTCAAATTTTTCATCTGATAGGAAAAGACTATCAACTATTGAGAACGCTCTTACACGTTTTTATGTAATTGTTACACATACAGAAGAGAGCAACACCTTAAATGTTTCATTTTCTGATTTGTTGAACTATAGGAGGAGTGCGAACGTACGATATTATATAAAAGATAACGTTCAAGGTCTTATTCGTTCAGCATACGAGGTTGGCAACCCTGCATCAACAACATTGACAATACAAACTTCACCCTACAGTCAAGAAAATAAGATCTATCGGGCAGATATTAGTGTTGCCACATCCACAATTATTTATTCAACGTTGGCAATTATTGCTGTAGCTCAATCATCAGGTCTAAGTCAAACTTCGGTAATGTCGCAGCGAGCAGTTACGGAAGCGGTGAACAGAACGTCATTACATGTGAAGTTTACTATATCTCCACAATCCTCAAGATGTAATTATAGTTTCGCCACAATATCGGAGTATATTGAACAAAACTCGGTTGTATATGGCGATGTGTCGTTTACTTCCACGGGTAGACGTGTTTGTTGCTATTTATATAATAATGATGCTTCTGCAATAAATTTCAAGGAGCTCGCATCGTATGGCGCCAAGACTTCATTTGATATTTCTTTAACCGCAAGTGATCAAGTTGCATATAAAGAGAAATCGTTAGTAGATATTTCACCCTATCCACACTTTGTAATTTCATCTGACGGCAAAACTATTCCAGCAGGACAGCTTCCTATATTACAAAATATTCTTAACGCAATAGTAGTTAATGATTATTCCCCTCAAATTTACTTGAATATTACTACGGACAATGTGACTGAACAATTATATGTTGACAGTGCAAATAGCACCGGGTATGTCCTCCGAAATAATAACTATATTATAACATATACTACCAAACCTTCAGCAACTATAGAACCCGTTGAAAAAGTGTTTACTTCTTCAGCTACTGGAGTAACAAGAATTGCTGAGGGTCCAGAAAAAGGATATAACATATTAAAAATAATCGGAACGGATGTCGATTTAACAAATTATTATATTGTTGACGCAGATATTACAAAATTAATAGGTGGAGTGTCAACATTAATTTCCGTGTCTCCAGTATCCGGAGTGCCGGTAATATTACTATATTCAAATGGCGTAGCGTTCTCCGGAAGTTGGACTGTCACTTGCAGACATAAATAAAGCGGGCGTAGCCCGCTTTATTTTTTAAAATGCACAATAATCGTCGTCATTAACAATTGGCATTTTAGAAGCTGTCTGAGGCTCATCGTCCGTTTCATCCGGCTTGATACCCCGGACTATATAGAGCTTATCAATAAATAATCTAAGGTTATAATCTAATGATTTTTTGGGCTTTTCTACGACACCCTCAATAATTACTTCTGCACCTTTAGGAATAAATTGCAGCACATTTTTTAATTGTTCCTTATTACCAACAATATCATAAAATACTGTATTTTTGAATATTTGGCAGGCCAGAGAGTTTGTAACCATAACTTTGGTACTCGGTTTAACCTCGCTCCACTCCTTACACAATCTGCCTTGAATTACTGTTTTGTTATACATTTTCTTTCTCCTTTAATAATTAATATTTATCTATATTTAAAATATAAGATACAAATTAAAATTACCGCAATAATGGTAGCTATAAGTAATCGAGCAGCCCAGAATTTCAACAGCTCAATCCATGTAAAATTATTTTTCATTTATACACCTCAATACATTTTTATATATTTTAATAGCAATTTTAATAGATACCCTTTTTCCGCTTCGGCTTCGCCGAAATATACAGCATTTACAATACTTCGGTATTTATTGCGGAACACCAAGATGTCATATTCATTAAGTTTAAATTCTTTAGGTGCTCCGCTTTTATGTGTCGACAAGTAATACGGCTTTTGTCTGGATTTATGCCGGTATACTGTAATCTCTCCTATTGTTACGACTGGGATATATTCTGCAAGCGGACGTGACACGTCTAAGAAGCTGTCAATATCCTCGAACAGGTTATCAATAGCTTGATTTGCAAACGATGTATCTTTAGTATATTTGTATAATGCCGTTTTCTTTTTGCGCTCGCTTATTGGTGAATTTAGATATAACGCTATTAGTCGTTCATGTTCTCTGTCTATTTTCAATTCTTTCTTATTACGGTACATTTCCATAATTGGACTTATCATATTAAGCGTTAAAAAGTAGTCATTGTTTAAAATTGTAGAATTGCATATGCTAATAACGCGGAGTGCCGGGCGACCCTCTAACTCTCTATTACGATTGATTGTCTCATAAGCATTGAAGAACGTGAAAGCCTCGCCATTCATGCTTTGCCCCTTTAATGTCTGAGGTATCGCCTCATCCTGTATTATAAAATCTATGTCCGTCATATCACCACCGCGGAAATTCGCAAAGGTTGACAAGCTCATCATATATCCGAGGCATTCGCCCCACGCTTTGCCGTCCTCATCAGCATAATAAAAGCTATAACAATCATCGCCATTCGGATAAGGTCTAATGTCTATTCCTTTATCAGTATTTAGTTTTTTAAATACATTGAACGCGTCGGTTGACAGCTTTTTAACTTCAGAAGCTTTACGCCTTAACAGTATAAATTTAGTATGATGATTTAATACTATTGTTTCAAGTATAGTATAAGTCTTTCCGATTCCTCGACCGCCAATCAGCCACATAAACGGTAAACCTTTATTTAGCAGATATTCGATGTCCGGATAACCGGACGGTTGATATAATTTACTTTTCTTTACTCTATCCATCGTACCTTTTCCATATCAAAATAATTTTTTCGTAACCATTCGAGCGATGAGTTACTGATACGTTTTAATATATCCTCAATATCTATACTTGTACTGAGTTTATACGTTGTCGGAACGATTGCAACATTGGACGATATATGTAAATCATGACCGTCAATCTTTAAGTCTATGTCCGTATCATTATCATTGTATATCGCTCTCGTTCCTCCGGCTTTACTCCAAATAAAACCTTCCTTGAATTTCTCAATATCACCGAGTTCTTCCGCGCCGGACGGAGTAGACCCTTTTCTATTCTTATTGACACCTGCCACAGTCACTTTTAATTCTCCGTCCTTAACCTGTGCGTATTTCTTCGCCCCCAGAGTGACGAATTTTTCGCTTATTCCCTCGTTTTCATATACACCCATATAATGATTACCCCCCTTTCTATCGACCGCATTGTAGCCCAGTTTTTGAGCCTCTGCGACCATGCGGTTATTATAATCGGCAGGAGTATAATTTCCGATATATTTTACACTGTCTGTATCCGCATATACAAAATCTCTTCCGACTATCCACATAAAAGCTTTTAAGTCCTGCCGGGCATAAGCTGTAACCCACACCCCCACAGCATACGGGAGAAATGGTGCTCGCTTCATTTTAGCAAGTTTCTCCTCTTTCGTGTCTATAAGATAGTATTCGTCAGTTGAAAAAAGATACGCTATATCGTCTTTCAAAGTGTTTTGTACCGTCATACCATACAACGCGTTGATTTTCTTTTTTGACTCGGCGTATGCAATTTTATCTTCTCCGCCTTTCAGCTCTGTCTTTTTTATAAACAAATCAATCACCAACTTTCTAAATTCGTAGGGTAAATATCGTTTGAGAGACTTATAACATTCTATTATTGTTATATCGTGCAAAGAAATGTTATAATCCTCTAATAAAATCATTAAGTCAATTTCTGTTATTGTTGTCTCCAAACTTTCTGCGTATAATATTCGCCCATTATCGAGCAAATAGTTTTTTATGTTCCTACACTTACTGAACGATATATACGGTTGATGCCATTTCTTAAGTTCTACATGTTCAAAGCGCACCCTGACCACGTATCCGAATTTTTCCGAATTTGATAGTATGGTTTTAATATCGTCTGGCGTTTCTCTAAACTCGGTCAGCGGAAATTTTTTATTAACCAGTTCGTAAGGATATGAGCTTTCACGGTCATAACTGCCCACATTTTCTAATATCTTACCCACATAAAACCGGTTAGCGTGAGTGTCTCCTCCTCGAAAAGCTTCACGTAACAATTCAAACACGTGTAAGGTTGGCACTAAACCGCGTAATATTCCGTTATATGGGAATAACACCTTTTTTGCCATACGCCGGACATATCCAGTTGAAGTATACGGGATTGTGTTTAGTGTGTCGCCGTTAGCTTTTAACAGTGATTTAATAGCGCATGATAACCCTACAACATCATTTCGCATATAAATTAAATCTTCAGTTTCTATTTCCGTCCAAGGATAACGTACTACGTCGTAATTCATTTCCGTTTTCTGTAATGCTTTAGGAACGTTCATATCTTTCATAAACCGTTCAAGACCTGTTCCCGCAAGCTTGTAACTACAGCGAAATTCCACTTTATCCCACACACAGTACAAAGGTTCTCGAACGTCAACTAAAAACACTTCTTTTCGGTCAAACTCATGAATCCCCTTTAAAAATTGGAATTCGTGAGCTAAATTATGAACATATATAATTAATCGTTTCTTCTCCGGAATTATTCGGTTTAATTCGTCAATCACTGTTATAAAATCATCCCAAGTTCGGCCATATATTACAGGCATGCCCCATATATGCAGCTGCCATATATACATAAACGCGTGAGTTCCATCTTTGTATTCAGTTTTGCTCGTTTCTATATCCCAGGACGCTATTACTTCAAGATATTTATTAACTGAGTTCGTCGATAATATCTTGGACAGTCTTGTGTTTAGCGTCTCCTTGAATGAAAGCATGTGCAAGCTCCTCTGACGTATATATATCTATTAGTTTAGTGTTCTTCGCCGAGGCCATAAAATCGGCAAAATTATTATATTTAGAAACTGGAATATTATATCCGTGTTTTTTTAATGTTGCAACACTTTTTCGGCGCACTTCTCTTAGCCCCGCAACGCTTGCAAACTTATTTTTATATAAATTCTCCGCAATTTCTCGATAAAATGGTAAATCCTCATCTGATATATCCTTAGGGGCTTCTAAATCAAATAATCCGCTTTTAAGTACTTTATCATAATCCGACCATTCCTTAGACGCTGAAAACCTTTGCTCGCGCTTCTTAAGAATATAATACAATCTCCGGTATTCCTGTCTATCTGTCATTTGTGTTATCCTCTGTCATGATATCTATACATTCTTTAACTGCCGACAGCTTCGCTTGATATATATCTGTCTCTAAGCTGTTTTTACATACGCTGTAGTGTCTGCGGTACATTATTTCATAATAATTATATAATTTAATCATTTTATCTGTTTTTGTCATTGTCTAAAACACCCCATACTAAAACATTGTAGTCGTCGTCAACTCTACATTTTGCCAACCCTGACTTACTATTAACACATTCATATATTGAATTTAAGTCCTCTTGATGAATTCCGCCTTTTAAAAAATGAGAGTATATAGCACCGTCTAACGAGCGAAATATTATAACATCGTCACCGTTCATAAACTCAATCCCGTGAGGTGCTAATAATACCGTTTTACTTCCTATTTGATAATCTAATACGCAGTAGCCTTGGGCATTATACAACAATACAGTATAACATCCTGTAGCATCATCGTCTATCGCGTATCCCCGATATATAAAATAATCGTCACATACTTTATTTAATCGGTCAATTTCCGCCCACGTATGAAGTTCAAAATCATCATCCATACCTAATGAATCTTTGAAGTGTTTATATTCATTCATTTGTCTATCTCCTTTCGTTTGTGTTTATAGTATAACATAATATTGTGTATGTGTAAGATATAAACTGTAAATGATTAATATTGAATATATTGAATTTATGTTAAGATGTAGTTAGCATATGCTAACTATAGTAATTGTGAATTTCGTTAAATTTTTAACGAAGTGTAATATAGTAATTATGAATATTTTTATAGTGAGTTGTAAAGATTGTGTGATTCTTTGTAATATTAACAAATTGTTCATGAAGTTCATGGGAATTTCATTTTGTTCACAATTTGTTAATATTCG